TGCTGCCCCCCGCGCCCTTGCCAGTTCCTCTTCCGTTGCGTTTCCGTTTGCGAATCTTTCCGCGACGTCTATCGCCGCAATGCTGTACGGATCGGTTAGCAAGTGCTGTACGGATCTAGCGCACCGAACCGCAAACAATCGCAAAGTCTTATCGTCGATAATCTCCGAGCGCAGAACTACCCACAGCCGATCATCAGGAGAGATGTCCTCTTTCCGCGACCGCAGAATATCAAGTGCCGTACCGCTCCAATCTGCGGGTAAAACTTCCAAGGGATCGTAACAGGGCGTCCAAGATTTAATGTCTTTAATTGTGAAAGTTTTCACGCTTGCTCTCTTTTTAAAAACGCCCCGATGTCAGCACTCGGGACAACATGCGAAACACTACTTAGAACTAAATGCTGCAATTGCAACGTCGTTGCCCAAGACTCGCACATTAATAAATACCCACGAACCTAAAAACCCAAGCAGCATTAAGTTAATAACAAACCAAGCGACCAAGTTCTGAATTGTAAATATAGATTTAAGCAAAATCATGAGCCTTGCGCCTCCTGTCCGCACGATACGAATAGACACTTAAGAGGCTTGTCGTACGTCTTACTTGATTGCTGCCGAGTATCCTCTCGGTACATTCCAAGACGTGCCTCTAGCCCAGTTGCAGCACACGCAGTTGTTAGTGACACGATTAGAACCAATAGTAATAGTTTCATAACTCTATCCTTTTTTATTTATTAACAATAAAACCTCAATCGCCTTTCTCAACTCGCGCAACCGAGGCAAATCCTTTGCCTCCAGCCGCGCCTTGCTCTTGAGCACGTACAACTCGTTCACATATTTCGCGGCCATCGCCGTTGCTAACTGTTTCGACGTTCCCATTCTCTGCCTCCAATGTTTGACAATCACAGTGCTCGCGGCAGTCTGAGCAGAAATCGCCCAGCATTACACGAGCACCACAACAATCTGATAATTTACTAGTTATAAAATCTCTCATATTCAATACCCACTATGTAATCGCCAAATCTTGTAGATTTTTGTCCAATCACAGGCGTTGCTTTGATCCCCGTCAAGGCAGGGATCAGTAATCAGGAACAGAACCATGTAATGACAGTTGTAATTATCAACGCCGATCTGCTCATACGTTTTGCCGTCGTCAGAGATGATCGGGTAATCTCTCAGAGAGAGTTCGCTAAGCGGCATCAAATCAATCTCGCGGTAGGCTTGCTGTTCTCTGTCAAGGTAATAGCCATACGGCATGTCAGTAGCATCAGCTACGCCGATGACTTTTAGGTCTGCGTCGAGAACCGGAAAGAGCGTACCAATATCCAGATTCCCAAGTTCGCTGTTTAGTTTGCCGACTATCTCGTGGGTTGTATCAATTCGCATATTCTTTTCCCTAATGTAATTCGTTCTCATATTCATTCCCTTTCGTTGTTGGCATCCACCCCGGCCCCTGCGTGAGGGGAAGGGGAAGACGTCAGTTAGTCGTCAATCTCGACCAATTGGCTAATTGTCGTATCAAACCAGTAACCAGCAGGGATCTCGCGATATGCTTGCTCGTGCGCATCAAGGTAGTAACCTTCCGGCTGCTGAGTAGCGTCAGCTATGCCAATCACTACCAGATTCTCGTCAAGTACTGGGTAGAACGTGCCCAAGTCTAGGTCCCCAAGTTCACTGTTCAGTCTGCCCATGATTGCATCCCGCATTCGCGCTACTGGCCCAAGTGTTTCACAGTTGTCTGCAATGTAATTCTTTCCCATAACTCGTTCCCCTTTCGTTGTTGGTTGCCGAATTGGCATCCACCCCACTCGCTACATGAGCGAGAAGGGAAGAGGTCAATTATTCGCCAGCCCAGAAGTTGCAGCGCACCGCGTTGATTCTGCAAGCGATCAGGACATTGCGACTGCGCGAATCTCTTGCAAACAAGAGCCCCACTCTCGGGAACCTATAGCCAGTGATTTTCATGATTCTAACTACGAGACTCTCTAACTTGTTTCTTGCGACCATGTTGCCTCCACTCGAAAGCTTGATTGCCTTCTGTGAGATAAGAGTCGCACACTATTGTGAGGGGTGCAAGTTTTTTTGCAGGTATTTTCTACGTGCGCTTTACTCGCGCAACTGGTAATATACTATCAGCCACATGGAAAAGCCTGACCTTGACCTTATGTTCGCGTTATTACTGAAGAAGTTCGGGAGTTGGTCAGCTTTAGAGAGACGGTTTAAAATGAGCCGGCCACGATTACGGTACCTACAACAGAACGGATACAAGGTTTTAGAGACGGTTACGTTTTTCGAAGAAGCTCAGAAAGAACTCAACAGCGTTGATATAAAAAAACGGAGCTAGCCAAAAGTGCCGAAAAAAGGGACGACAATATTTCACGCCACCGACGCTCAACGCGAATTAGTTGAGCAAATGACGGGTATGGGATGCTCTCTCGATCAAGTTGGCGGAGTGCTCAAAGTTTCACACGACACTATACAACGGCACTTCAAACACGAACTCGCTACCGCAGTCGCGCGCGCTAACACAAAAGTAGCGGGCGCGCTATTCCAAAACGCAATGGGCGGTAACGTCACCGCTCAAATATTCTGGCTAAAAACTCGCGCGCGCTGGAGAGAAGTCAATGAGATCGAAGTCACAGCAACCCAAATCATCCCATCCATAACCATCAGTGTTAATAAACCTTGACTTCAAACTACACCCGAAACAGGCCCTGGTCCTTGAGTCCAAGTCGACCGAACTGCTATACGGCGGTTCCGCAGGTGGCGGAAAATCGTGGCTAGCTCGCTGCATCTTAATAATGTGGGCGCTGGAAATTCCAGGAATTCAACTATTCTTATTTCGGCGCCTCTACGCTGACCTCACGCTCAATCACCTCGAAGGCCCGTCCGGGTTCCGCGCAATACTCGCGCCGTGGTGCAATTCCAAAAATCCGCAGTCGCCCCTAATCGCAGGCAGATTGTGCGAAATTGTTGAGGGAGAAATACGCTTCTGGAACGGCAGTAAAATCCACCTATGCCACTTGCAGCACCAAAAGGACCTGGCCAAATACTACGGGCCAGAATTCCATGTGTTAATAGTTGAAGAGGCTACCCAATTTACGGAGTATATGCTGCGGTTTCTGCGGTCCAGAATGCGTATACCGGACTCTCTCAAAATCCCTGATAAATACCTAAAGCCAAAAGAAGAGTGGGCGTCAGACCGGCCCGAATACTACTTTCCCCGCGCTATCTATACGAGTAATCCGGGAGGAGTCGGACACGCCTACATGAAGCGCGCCTTTATGGGGCCCGGAATAGAGCCCTTACAATTGCACACCGCGCCCCTCGACGACGGCGGAATGGTGCGGCAGTATATTCCTGCTCGGCTAAAAGACAACGCTTCAATCAATGAAGCGGACTACTCTAAAAAACTATCGGGGCTCCCGGCGCGTCTCGTCGACGCAATGCTCAACGGCAACTGGGACGCTGTGATCGGGGCCTACTTTCCGGAGGTAATGCCCGACCAGCATCTCATTAAACCGTTCGCAATCCCGGAGCACTGGCTAAAATTCATCGCCATGGACTGGGGGGCGTGCGGGGACGGGGACCCGTTTAGCATTGGCTGGTTTGCAGTGTCGGACGGCGGACTACTGCCCCGAGGCGCTTTAGTTTGCTACCGCGTCTGGACCGGTAAAACCCTTCCCAAAACTACAGCATCTAAAGTCGCACAAGGGATCCTACACAGGGAGCGTTCTGACGGAAAAATCACCTACCGCACTGCCGGGGGCGATATTCTTGAGCAGCGCGGTCACGGAGAAAGCATTCTCGAAATATTCGCACAGGAAGGCGTCGTGTTTCAACGCGCTGATATGCGCAGAACTTCGGGGTGGATGCAGGTAAGGGAAAGGCTAGTGGGCAAGTCGGACCGACCAATGCTATATTTTTTCCAAGAGTGCTCCGACGACCTGGACTCTCTCGCTAACTTGCAGCACGACCTCAACGACGTTGAGGACTGCGCCGCAGGAGACGATCATTTTGCCGACATGGTGCGGTACGGTTGTATGACTAGGCCATGGGTGAGGAATGCGCCCGTAACTGATTTGCCGATTGCAGAAAAATTTAAACAGCCAACGTTGGCGCAGCTTTGGGAAAATCATGAACGAAGAGAAAAACGAGGCAACTAGGTGGCTCAAGGAACTTGAGCAGGTCACGAAATCAAAGCGGCGCGTGGCTTACGACAAGCTAGGCGATAAGATTGTTAAAAACTACGCCAACATCTCAGCGATAGAAGCGGCTGTGAACTCCACCCAATCGCCCAGCCGGGTAATGTTTAACGTCTTGTGGTCTAATGTGCAGGTGCTAAAGCCGGCCCTCTACGCACGAATGCCCAAGGTGGTAGTGGAGCGTAGATTTAAAGATGCTGACGCAGTGGGCAATTTAGCTGCGCGTATCGCAGAACGCTCAACTAGCTACATGCTGCAATCACAGCAAGACAGATTTCACTCCAATATGCGCATGATAGTTGAGGACCGGCTCCTAGCGGGGTGCGGCACTGGGTGGATGCGCTACGAAATGGAGTCCGATCAAGACAAGGACTGCGACGGTAATCCTTTAGGGGAGCCGAGAATCAAGCCAAACTCCGAGCGCGTTGTTTTTGACTACGTGCATCGCAAGGACTTTTTCTGGTCCGAGTGCCGCAATTGGTTTGAGCTGAGGTGGATAGCTCGGCGCGTTGAAATGACGCGCGCGAAACTAATTGAGAGATTCGGCGAGGAACTCGGCAAGGCTGTGC